TCACCACACTGCCCTTCGCCAGTTCCACCACCGCCGCCACCGCCGCCAACACCAGCAACAATCTGAACGGTTCCTCCAATGGGACCAGTTAAAACTGTTGCAGCACCACCGCCGCCACCGTTACTTGCATATCCAGAACCTCCAATACCGCCGCCAGCAGTTCCATATGTAGGGGCAGCTGTTCCAGATGTTCTTGGCAATCCACCTTGACCAGGATAAAAACCAAATACAGTTCCAGAAGATTCACCAGGATTCTTCAAACTGATTTTCATATATTTTCCTGGGCCACCTTGTCCAGTAGTGCATCCATATTGATAGGCACTAGGATTAAGACCAGTAGACCCAAAAAGTTCAATAGTTACAGCATTAATTTTATAATTTGTACTGGATGCCAAAACAGAAAAATTACCAGTACTTGGATACGAAATTGTTGTTGCAGCAAGATCTACGATTTGACTAACACTTAAATATTTTCCAGCACTTCCATTTGCACTTGCAGCACCGCCCCAAGTTCCCTGTGGGTTTTCAACCGCATTTACAGCTTTCCAAAATTGACCTGCCTGGCCATTTCCTCCACTATATCCAGCCAGTGCCCCACCTTGATTTTGTTGGATATTAAAAATACTTGATGCAGAACCAGTGACAGTATTTGATCCAGCAATTCCACCAGAACCAGCAGTTGTTGCTCCAGCTGCACCACCTTTAAGACCTCCACCAGCAGTTATAACAACTTGTCCAGATCCTAGAGTTACTACAGAATTATTACCATTATTTCCTTGCAAATCATATACCGCTCCAGATGCTCCACCTGCTTGAACTGTGAATGTTACTTCATCGACCAAATTATTAAGACTGTAAGTATAAGTTCCTGGAGTAGTATAATTGGTTGTTTGATATTCATAAATTGGAGTACCAGAGGTAAGAATGGTTCTTCCGCCAATTTGAGAACTTGCGTTAAAAAATCTAAAAGTAGGACTTGGAGTAAAAGTTACCAATTCGAAAGATCCAGAACCACCAGATGCATAAATGTTTCCACCAGGATTTGAGGTTCCCAGTGCAGGATCTCCACCAGTATAATTATAAAGATCATACGTAGCAAATGTTGTACTTGTATTTGCTTTCTTTAATAGAGCATGATTATGTGTTAATGCAATACCGCCAGATGGTGTAAAACCTTCAATTTTTCCTGTTCCTGTTTTATATCCAGTCAAATAACTATCATATGTAATTCCTGATTTTCCACCTTGAATATTTGGAGCTTCAGAGTGAAGTAATAGATGAGTGTGCTGAGGAGCTCCAGACAATCTTTTTTCTTGAAGAGTGAATGTAATTGTTTCTGATCCAATAATGTTACCACCAAGAGTATCGGTAACATTCGTATATCCAGTTGTTGTAACTGCACCAAGATTAAACTGTCCTTTTTGCGATTCTTCGTCAAGATACCATTTACCACCAATACTATTGAGTCCTATTGTCAAATCAATATTTCCAATAACTGGCGATCCGCTACCATAAACTGCTCCATAACCTACAATTTTCTTTGCAAGAAGATCTGGAACAGCAAAAGTTCCCATGTTGGGATCTGGCCAATGCTCAAGTACATTACTTTGAGTGATTGGCGAAATAGAACCTTGGCTATTTAATCTAATTTCAAACGTTGCTCCAGAACCTCCACCAGTAAAAGTTATTGTTGGAGGTGTTACATATCCAACTCCTGCTTTAATTACACTTATACCAGTAACAACTCCAGATTCAATTATAGGAGTTCCAGTAGCAGTAACTCCACCAGCAGGTGCGGGGGAAAAAGTTATAGTTGCAGAAGATGAATACCCACTACCACCAGTTAAAACTGTAATTCCATTACTGGAAGTTCCACCATATGCATTTCCAATTGCTGCATATAACAACGGATAATCACTAATTTTATACTCAGATCCATCACAATACAAATATCCTCGATATTGATAATCTGGGTTATTTTCTGGTTGAGCATCACCAGAAATATTTACATAGGCCGAGGTTCCATTGACTGGATTTGTTGTTGGCACAAATTCAGAATCATATGATTTTTTACCAGACTTTGTTTTAAAGACATTAATAATCGTACCAACAGAAACAGAATCGGGGCCTTTTTCTGAATAGTAATTTTGTCGATTGTTACGATAAATTGGATTAAACGCTACCATGTTATGTCTTAATTAAATATTCTAATACAATAAATGGAGATGTTACAGAGTCAAGTGATGCCTCGGTCTCTGGAAACAAACTTATAGTAGTATTTAATGCATCTGGTTCTAATAAAAACGTATCAGTGACTATTTTATAGTCATGCCCAGAACGTGTAAGTAATATTTTATGATTGTGTATTGTTGGGTCATCTACGCCATCAGTATAATCCAACTCTTCAACTTCAGTTACAACATTACTAGCTTGAGGATATGAACTTTGTTCTGTTAGATTGGAGTTTAATGGTAAAACGTCTGCCAGAGAAGTTCCTTTCCAATCGCTTGGTACTTGAGAAGCGCCAGAAAGATATGTTGCTGGTGCTGTTCCTGATGTATTCCATCCAAAACCATCAGCACCACCATTGAATAAATCTGGAACACAACCAATCAATGAATCAACATATTGAATAATTTTTGTTCCTGGAAATCCAAACCAATCATTTGCAAGATCATAATTTACAGATGCATTTAATAAGCAATAACATCTAAGATTTGATAATTCACACCCACTTCTACAAAAATTATTATATGTAATTACCTGAGATCCGAGAAGAAGTGGAGGGGGAAGTGGAACAATATTAATGTCATCTTGAGTATTTGCTTTTGTTCCAGATGCAATCGCCCAACATGCTGGTTGATTACTTCCTGGAGAACTATTTGATAATCCACCTTCATTATATTTTGTTGCATTTAACCAATCATTAATATTAATTGTCGATGCATTAGCAAAAGTATTATTTCCGAAAGCAAGATCTTGTCCAGTTGCTGGGGCATTTCTTGGTTTTATTCTAACTCTATTCGTAGTCGAAAAGTGCATGTGTGGATGAATTGCCAAAGAATCAACAGATTCTGAGTCTGTATATCCATTATTTCCCCAAGTATATGCTGGTTTCCCTTTTAATGATATAGTTTGTGGTGGAATAATAAATTTTCCACTATATGTTACCTGGGCAACTTGTCCTACGTTAGATGTTGCCTCTACACCAATTCCAGATCTTCTAATAAAAGTGCCAGACTGAGTTTCTGTGAGAATATTGTTGTAAGTTCCAGCATCAGCACCAGGAACTGGTCTTGGATATTTAGATCCCAGATCAGGAACAACAAATTCTTCACTAGTTAGTTGAGTAATAGGATCGCCATTTTGATCTTTTCTCACAAATTTACAATTAGTTCCAGTGCCAATAATTGCAGCAAGATCTGGATACTGCGAGGCGTTATACTTACTCCCATCACACCTCAAGTATCCAGCAGGCAGAATATTTTTAACATCTGGATTTTGTGGATTATTTGGAACAGGGATCTCAACAGGCCAGATAATTATACTGCCAGTAAGAGTACCATATTTACTTCTTTCTTTTGTGTAATGTGTTGCCATCAGTACGCCCTAATTACGTAAACAACGTTTAGCGATGGATTAGCAATATTTGCTAATATATTTAGAGCACCAGTAATGGTCTCTGGTGTAACATCACCACGTTGAACATTAGTAACTGGATGAGTAGTTGGTCCATTAAGATTACCATTAGTCATAGTAATATCAAAACTTGCATGATTGTGCGCTTGATATGTACTAGAAGCTGGATCTTGTGCCGCTGCCGTAGAATTTAAAGTTGTTGGAAAAGTTCCATGTCTAAATGACAAAGTAGTCTGTGTAGATCCAGCACCAGCAATTGGTTTACTTAGATCTAAAACATAATTACCATTATCATTTACAAATATTCCCAAAACTTGAGTTCCCAAATCAACAAAAGTTCCAGAAGTTGATGCAGATGTAATGTACATAAATGGAACGATATTATTTTTTTGTGTTCCTAAATTTGTATTAATCGGCAATGTAATCTGAGAAGTTGCTGCTGTTATAGTAACACTAGCAACCGTAAACGCAGCAATTGATTCTGGATCATCTGGTAATCCAGTTCCACCAGTAATACCAGTATTAATTCCAAAATAATTTCTTCTATTTGAAGTTTCAGTTGGTCTTGGAAATATTCCAGTCCATGCATCTTCGGCATGTGTTAATACAGGAACACTGGTAAAAGCATCTGTATAAATTTGAGATTCCAAAACTCTAGCACCAGCACTGGCAGAAGGAATCTTAGAATAATCATAACTACCAGTGCCAGGGAAAGTATTAAATTGATTGGTTTGAATTAAAGTGTTTTCATCGTAAAATGTAATTACACTGCTGCCACTACACCATGTTTCAGCATTTTCTGCATCATTAAATGTTGCTTCATTCCAAGAACCAGTACCACAACCATTTGGGAGACTTCTAGTACCACCAACACTCATTGATGATGGAGAAAAAACATCAGGCGGAGCTTGAAATGCTTGAGCACTAGAATAAGTGCCAGGATGTTTATGATATGGCATGTGATTAATGCCAAGTTTTCTGGGAACCGTATATACAGTGGTAGAAAAAGATGGAGGACTGATCGTGATATTGTTTGCTCCCACGCCGCCAGTCATCTTTCCAATAAATTCAATATCAGAAGTAACATTAAAAGCTAAGTCTGTATCAGCAGAAATTAAAGTTGCAATAGATGTTGTTAAACCATCATCAACTACTAAACTAGATAGTTTTGCAAAAGCATCAGTTTGTCCATATTGATATTTTGGATCTGCTAACATTTCTGGTTCCAAATCCATCATGCACTTTCCAGTGATGTCTGGGAGTTTAATAGTTCCAGTATAATGGGGGAAATCTCCAGCAATAGGAGTACCGCCATAACTATTGCCAAGGACAGAGGCTAACAATGGGTATCTACTAGCAGGATAAACTCTACCATCACAAAGAATCCACCCAGTAGGAATGTTAGAAAGTAAATCTCCATCATTTCCGTCTCCCGCCCACAGCATGATAGTGCCAATTTTGGCAGTTTTCATGCTTTTGATTGAACCGTAATTTTGTGCCATAGGATTATTATAGTTCTACTAACCACCAACCACGTAGGTTTGATGGAATTTCTGATGCAAGTGGATCATTAGGAGCGTCAGTAGTTCCAACATACAACAATCCAAATCCAGCATTTCTAGTTTGAACAATGAGTTCTCCACTATCCCACGCTTGAGCAAGAAGACTAGATCCAGTGCCAGATGTTAATTTAGATCCAGAGAAATCACCTTGAATTGCAGTTGCGGCATTATTAATTTTTAGTGCTCTAATTACCAGATTGGTATTATAACTTAGATTTCCAGTCAATTCTACAAATCTAATTATATCACCAGTAACAGCGTTAGTTGGTAGATATAGAACCATATTACCACCAGTTGTTAGATTCAATAGGTAGTTGTTATTTGGTTGTAGTGGATTTGATTGTGTTTGACCAATACCAGTTGCTGACTGAGAAACATAAGTCCATCTTCTACCACCATTTGCAGTAAAGTACTGGGTAATACCAAACGCATCGATAGATCCATCCTGATACATGATGAAGTCTCTAGGACCAGTTGTGCCGCCAGGGCCAGCAGAACCAAGGTTATCAATGTGTAAGATTGGAGTTGATGGTGACTCACTCTCGAATACTTGACCCTGAATATACAGGGATTCTCCCATGTCAACCTTACCAGTTCCTCTATCAACCTTGAATACTAGTTTATTATCACAGTATCCGTTCTCTTGGCATTGCTCATTATAAACCTGAAGGTTACCATAGATGTTAGCAAATCCCTTCAGGTACATACCGTTTCTGCCAGTTACTGGGTCAACGATTGCACCATCACCTGGGTGTCCATCATCATTTGTTACGTTGAATACTAGAGTTGTTCCATCAGTTCCATATACTCTGATGTTTCCACTTGTGATATTAAGAGATCCATGAGTTGTTAGATCTCCACCACCAAAGAAGTTCTCTACATCACCAGTTACGGGATCACGATATGACTTAGGTAGTCTTACACCATATACTGGGTCAACAGCACCGCTCTTGCTATCTGGATAGAACCACTCAGTACCAATTCTGATGATATATTCATAATCTAGTTTTTCGGCAACTAGATCACCATTTACCAGTTTAATTCTAATCTTGTTTGGATTAATGTTGGGGAACTCAACGCTTGTTCTTCCAGTTGCTGGGATTGCTTCTGCAAGAGTTGTAGTTCTAGGATCTTTATTGATCTTAACTACAACAGAACCACTATTCCATGCTTGTGCAGTTGTTCCTTCTCTTCCTCTACCACCAGATGGGTAAGTTGAATTTGTTGATGTTGGAAGCAATAGATTGTTATTCGAATCTGTATATGGGTCATCTGTAATCTGGATGACTTCAACTTTGCTTACACCATCAAGAATTGCAACAAGATCACCCTTAGCAAATGCAGAAATGTTACTTGCGATTGGAATATTTGATGTTGCTTGCGTTACACTTCCAGTTTGCTGGGTGGCAAGAATTGTTGTAATTGGACCTGCTGCCTGAACAGTGAAAGGATCTCTTCTGTAAACATATACAGGATCAGTTGTACTGTGTGCAGCTGCAGTTGATCCATAGAATGCACCAACAACAAATACAGTTGCATAATTGCTTCCGAAGAATGCATCACCAGTACAGATATTAATTTCTGCTGTTGTGTATAGTTCATTCTTGAAGGTAAGTTTAGTGTCATCCGCAGTTCCAGATCCACCACACTGACCAGTTACGGTTAAGTTACCATAGATGAAGGTTGAAGTATTGGTATTTCCTGGATCACCAAGAGAAACGCTACCAGTTGTAGAATCAACTTCGAATACAGTTTCTTCGGCAAGAGTATCACAACCATTCTTAATGCTGAACTTCTTGGCAACCTGCTCTAATAGAGAAGAAACTTTAAATATTTCACCTTGATCATCAACACCATCATCATTGGCATCTTCTCTATCAATAATTACATAATCATTGGTTGTAAGTTGACCACCAAACTCAGAGAGATAAACATTATCTTGTGTTCCAGATGCATCGATTGCCTCTGTGATCCAAGTTGCATCGAATGCAATATTGACCTTCCAGATGTTTGTTGTATCTGGGTGATTTGTCTTGATTGTAGTGAATGTGCCAAGTGGTTGACGACGAACCTTGAGGTAGTAAGGTGCTGTTTCTGCACCTTGCAATCCATCCTCAGTAATTCTAACAATTTCGGGATGTGTATTTGCGGTAATACCAGTATCAACAATTATATAATCACCAGCCTGGAAATATGGAGTTGGTTTGTACTTAACTGGTAAGTAGTATTCCATACCAGTTAGAGCAGGTAATGTTGCACCTTCAGGTCCAGCACCAGGAACTGCTGCTTGGAAGTTAGAAACTCCAGAATTTCCACCCCATACTCCACCACCAGCAGTGTCAATTCTATTGAATCCAGCAGTTAGTTCCGCCTGAGTTGGAATGTTTTGATTGACAACATTAATTACATAAACATTGATGATATCAATGTTTTGATTGAATGTATTTTGACCTAGAATTCCAGACTGGTGCGAAGTTGCAGTTGTTCCCAACTGTGCTCTGTTTCCAACAAACGAGAACGAAGCAAAACCACCACATAGAGTAACATTTGAGTTGAACCTTGCACTAGAATCAACAACTAGGTTATTTCTGATCTTCGTGATTCCACCCTGACCACCAATATTAATTTCGGAAGCATTAGTTGCAAAGTCAAGAGTTTGTGTACCACCAGTGAAGAATCTAACGATACCTGCCTCAGATCCGATCGTTGCGATCATTTCTGGGTTGGTTCTATCTCCACCAAGTAGTTTGTTAGCACCAAATGTAACATCACCAGCAAAGTTAACTCTTCTGTTTCCAAAAGTTACATATGAGTTGGATGAGTTGTTACCATATGCACCACCAATTTGAACCTTAGAAATAGCATTAGCACTATCAGTAATATCTCCCAAGAAAATATTTGAATGATATGTGCTATTACCAATGAAGATAAACTGATCATCAGAACGAGCATCACCAATCTCAATATATGCAAGATTATTACCAAGTCTTAGACCTTTGGAGTTTTGCTTGCTAAGTACACCATTAGTAATTGA